TACAACACATGCTTACATCATCCTTGCCGGTAGCTTCGCCATTCGCTCCGTTTAATTGGGATTGCGCGCGATATACTGAGATACCACCTGTTGTTGGGCGTTGCCCAGACGAACTACCAACAGCAGACTCAGAAGTGATCTCGTTGACTATGCATCCCTTCGGAACGGAATCACGCAAGAAAGGCAGACTTGCGCGGGGAATTGAAACAACGATGGAATGCCCATCGGGAGAGTGCACGCTGCAATCAATCTGCGCACGTTTCTTTTTGTCTCTCTCCTGCCGATGAAACACAAGGCACAAGTGAACGGCTTTGTTAACTGTTTCACGGAATTCGGTCGAGCTACCTGGTGGCACATGGACTTTGTTCTTTAACCAATGCACAAACTTGTCAGAAAGATTGATGAATATCTTTTGTTCCAATTTTGACATATGCCAATTTACGAAAGCTTGCTCCACTTTGGGGTTTCTGGGATCAAGCTTAGTATTGGGTTTAAGAGCTTTGCCAGCCAACAGGTAGCGGGCACATTCGTAGAAGGCCCAGGCTGCCTCCACACGATTAATACGATTGCTAGTGCATTCCTTTATCTGTTCATGAAAAAACTCCTTAGTCTTTGCGGAACGCACACGCTCGTTAGCTCGTTGAACATGCTGCCTCCTTAAATCCTTGAGGTACTGTTCGTGGGCAACGAGGTTTTGCTGGGCTCTGGACTGGGGCATTCGGATCTCTCGCCCGGTAGTCCAATGGATCACAGTGACGTAGCTTTCCTCTTGTGGCGTTGAATCCTTCTTATTTTTTCTACGTCGAGTATCCTCCTTTGCGGTCTCATTAGGATCTGCATCCTTCATGTCGCGATAAGTCTTGCCGCTCTCATCACCAGCGGCCTCTTTTGATCTGCGGTAGGCCAATTCGTAATCATCCATTGAGCGGTTATTCCCATAGATATTGCTCAATGTTTGCCACTTGTCATCCCGAGATCCATCAGTTCGCATCACACTTTCAAAGATCTGGCGATCTTGCCTGTCGAAATGTAAATGCTTGCTCATCTCACTTTCCGCTGACCCATACGGGGCTTCTTTTCATCATGCTTAACATGATGTTTTGCACTACACGTGCCGTGAAAACGCACACTTTTTTATATTTTTTATTGGTATAATTCACACGCACAAACACACGGACAGTCACAACAGGTAGATAGAATTGGAAGTACACAACAGAGCAGTACAGTCACACTACATCTCCAAGGTTGGAATGGCGCAGGGAAAAGAGGAGTACATTAGAGGAGCAGGTTGGAGAAGGCAGCGGTGATCGACTTCCCAGCGCTAGAATTGACAGCCTTGTATGCCGAGTGGCACAATTTGACCAAGGCTGTGGGCTTCAAGCCGGGATGTAGGGCGCGATGCTTTGACGCATGCGCCGCGATCGCTGCGCAGTGCTCGTAAGTGCCAGCGGGTGGGACTGGTTTTGGCTTGGCAGCATGCTCCGTGAGTGTCCCAACATACTCAACATCAATGGTGAGTCTGCATAGGAATGTCACGGGATTTGCCGCCGCTGCACCAGTCACTAAGATGCCAGCAACTACGCCTCCTGCTGTATTGAGATACGGCCGGGTATTGGTGACGTAATTGGAGTCACTCGGGAAGACGGGAGCTGTGTTGATGGTATACTCTTCACCCTTCTTAAGCGAGTGCGTGGTCGACTCCTGGCGCGAGGAAAGATTTGCACTAGTATAAGTGCCGATATCACCATGGGCCGGATCAGCAAATAGTTGTACCACACCTTGTTCATACAAGGAAGCGGTGGACGACTTGATGCTCAAGCCACAGGCGACAATCCTCCCTAGAAGCGCGGGTGAGACGAAAGATGCACTAGCGTAAGGTAAGTTGGTGACGTTGATTGTGGTAGTACCAACAGCTGCTGCATTCATGGTGTTGATGGTGGAGCCCGCGTATGTGCCAGCGTTGTTGCTGTAGTTCACAATGGCTTGGTCGTTTGCCAGTGTTGGATTCAAAGAGATAAACCCGGAACCGGCGGAACCAGTAGTCATCGTGAAATCAACAAAGCCGCGCGCTACAAAAGAGTCATTAAGCGGGAACTGCGGGAGTCCCGATTTAGGGCGGCCACGGTCACAAGGATTGATGATAGCGTTGAGGAAATCCTTAGGCGCTGGATGGATGTTGGACAGAGCCCCAACAACCTTGCGCTTAACCTTCCTCCCTATCTTCTTGGACACGTTATTGTTGCCCATTATGGCCCTTTCCGCACGTAAAGCTGTACGGACTGCACCAGCTAACTGAGCTACCATGGGTTGCTTGTTCTTCTTGTTTTTGCTATTCTTTCTTGCCATATTCACGTTCTAATGACCCATTCGGGTGTTCCTGGTCGTACAGACCAACCGGGTGGTAATATTTAATGTCCCCCCACCGGGGACAATGGTGCGGCAGTTTCATGTTACACGGCCACCCACCAAGAAATTCTTATTATGTTCCCATATCCCCTACCTGCCGTGATTACGTCGGGGATGGGGTTGGCATAGCCTCCCG